GCTCTGGAGGACGCAGATTTTGATTTAGATGAGGGTCAGGTAGTGAAAGCCAATGTTGATAAGGACTTGAATGAGGAGTATAAGAAGGTATTTTTAAAAGGACTTCGCCGGCAGAGGATTACAGCAGAAGATCAGAGCATTATAAGAGAATATAATCATTCTATACGTGCAGTAATGCATGAGGGTGGTGTAACAGGTATTCCGGGTGGAGACACTTCTCTTATAGTGCCAGAGGACATTCAGACAAAGATAAATGAAATTCAGCGGCAGCTGAATGATTTATCTCAGTACATTACCGTGGAAACCGTGAATACCCTTTCCGGTTCCAGAGTACTGGAAGCAGATAATGCAATGACTCCTTTCCAGGTTGTAGCGGAGTATGGTGAAATAGGAGAAATTGATAATCCTAAATTTAGGCCTGTTAACTATAACCTGGTAAAACGTGCCGGATATCTTCCTATTACAAACGAGCTTCTGGCAGATACTGATCAGAACATCCTAAATTATGTTGCTAACTGGATTGCTAGGAAACATGTTGTAACTAAGAACTTATTAATTGTTGACCTGCTTACCAGCTTGACCCCTGTTGCGTTGTCAGATATTGACGCAATTAAAAAAGTACTGAATGTTGACCTGGACCCTGCTATTAGCCTGAATGCAACTATCATAACTAATCAGGATGGTTACCACTGGCTGGATACTCAAAAAGACCAGGATGGCCGGTATCTACTGACTGATGATATTACCCAGCCCGGCCGGAAGTTATTCAAGGGTCGTCCAGTTGCAGTAATCTCTAATCAACACCTGCCAACTGTTAATGATAAAGCACCTATTTTTATAGGTAACGGTAAGCAGTTTGCGGTATTGTTTACCCGTGGTGTGTATGAGCTGGCTTCTACTAAAGAAGGCGGCGATGCATGGCGGCGTGACACAACTGAATTAAGAACTATTACCCGTGATGACCTGGTTGAGTGGGATACTAAAGCAATGGTATATGGGGAACTTGATCTCACTCCGGATCCCCCTCAGGATCCCACGGATCCCACGGATCCCACTCAGGATTCCACTCCGGTGATATAGTATGGCTAAATTAAAAGTATTAAGTAAGTTTCGAGATGCAGAAACCGGGGAATTACGGAAACCAGGAAATACATTTGAAGCAAGCGAAAAAAGGGCAAAGGTGTTACTTGCCGCGGGCGTTGTTGAAATAGTAAAAGAAAAGCCACGGCCCACAACTCAAAAGACTACTGAAAAGAAAAAGAGTGAAAAGAAATAGAGAGGGCTGGCCCCTCTCTCCCTTTGTAAAGGGGTGATGATATGATCGTAGATTTGGAAGAGACGAAACAGTACCTCAGAATAGACGATAATGAAAGTGATGTATTACTTAATTCTCTCATAAATGCAGCAGAGGAATATTTGAAGAATGCAACAGGACATGAATTTGATGAATCAAATCACCTGGCCAGAATATTTTGTTGGGTATTAATTTCTGATTGGTATGAAAATAGGGAATATATCGGAAAGGCAAGCGACAAGATAAGGCCTATTATAGAAAGTATGCTGGCTCAGCTAAAATATTGTTATGAATCTGAGAAGGAGACAGAAGAATGAATCCCGGAAAATTAAGACACCGTATAACAATACAGGAATATATCAAGACGAGAAATGAATATAACGAGATAATCGAAGAATGGCGGGATTTCGCAAAAGTTTGGGCAAGTGTAGAGCCCATCAGTGGGAAAGAATACTGGGCGAAACATCAGGTACAGGCGGAAATAACACACAGAATACGGATTAGATATAGAGAAGGTATTAAGCCAACTATGAGGGTCTTGTTCAAAAACCGAGTATTTGAGATAGAGTCCGTTATTAACTGGCAGGAGAAAAATATAGATTTACAGCTGATGTGCAAGGAAGTGATTCGATAATGGAAATCAGCTTCAAAATGGATGGAGATAAAGAACTTCTAAGAAATCTGAAAAGAATCAACAACACCGCCCAGAAAAGAGCTCTCAAGAAATCAGCCAAAGCAGGAGCCTCTCCTGTTGTCCAGGAGGCGAAACGGAGGGTGCCGGTGGATACTGGTAGAACAAAAAGATATATTCGCTCCTGGACCGCAAGGCAAAGAACAGGAGAAGTAACAGAATCAATAGGAGTAACAGCAAAAACACGTGCTCATGTGGCCAGATTCTTGGAGCTGGGTACTTCAAAAATGACAGCCCGGCCCTTCCTGCGCCCTGCAATAGATGAGATGCAAAAGAAGGCCGCACAGGAGACGAATGATGCAATGGTAGAAGCTGTACTGGAAGAGGTCCGGAAGATTGGCAGGTGATATACATGGACATAGAACAGGATCTTGTTGCTCACTTATTATCAGATGAAAAAATTACTTCTATCATTCAGGACAGGCTGTTTCCCCGGGCCGTCCCCCAGGATGAAGATGTACCAGCAATAGTTTATCAGCGGATTAGCTCTCCCCGGACATTGACTCTCACCGGAGAGAGTGCATCAAACCCCAGGATACAGCTGTCCTGTTATGCGAAAACCTTTGGCCAGGCCAAGCAAATGGCTATAACACTTTATAATTCATTAGATTTTTTCAGAGGAAAATTAGGTAATAAGACAAAATCTGCTGTTTTGATGGCAGACTCAAGAGATGATTATGAACCAGAAACTGGTCGGTATCGTTGTGATGTCGACTTTTTCATTATGCACACAAAAAAGAAAGGGTGATGAATAATGGCTAGTTGGGGAATAGGTACACAGTTTTTGAGATTGGTTGAACCAGATACCTGGGAGGCAATAGGGCAGATAACTAGTATCACTCCCCCTGAATCTACAATGGATACGCAGGATGCGACAACCTTAGATAGTCCTGATGGCCGTGAAGAGATAGTACCGACCATCCTGCGGAATGGGGAGGCGACTGTTAACTTCAACTTTGACCCAGAGGACACCGACCAGCAGTCTTTCCATGATGATATGGAAAGCAGGGTTAAGAGAAGCTACCGGATTCTATTTCCAGATGAGGAGAACTATTATCAGTTTGACGCTTATGTAATTGGCTTTAACATAGGCGAAATAACTCCGGACGGCCTGTTATCTGCAAGTGCGACACTCAGGGCAACAGGTAAGCCGGGATTTGGCAAGCTGGTACCATGATAAGGGCAGGGCAACCTGTCCTTCTTTATTTTACTTAGGGAGGGGTGCAAATGTCTAAAGAAAAGAAAGTATTTCTGACAAGAGAAGCGATTCTCAATGCAGATGATATAGAGAAAAGAGAGGTTTTCATTCCCGAATGGAACGGGCATGTTATTGTCCGGGGTATGAGCGGAAAAGAGAGAGATGCATATGAAGCAAGTATTGTCAAACAGCGGGGTAAAGACACACAGGTAAATATGAAGAACGCCAGGGCTAAGTTGGTGGCCTTGTGTACAATAGATGAAGCCGGAAAACGTCTATTCACAGAAGCAGATGTGGTGGCACTTTCCCAGAAATCTGCAAAAGCTTTAGACAGAATCTTTGCAGTGGCTATGGAACTTTCCGGTATATCTCAAGATGATTTGGAGGAACTAACAAAAAACTCCGAAGAAACGACTTCCGAAGGCTTGTTTTTAGATTAGCCATATTGCTCGGAATGTCGCCTAGAGAAGTGTTAGAAAAACACACCAGCCGGGAACTGACAGAGTGGCTGGCATATTTACAACTAGAACCGCAAGGAGAAGAAAGGGCAGATTTACGAGCCGGAATTATTGCCAGCACAATTGCAAATGTCAACAGGAAGAAAGGTACACGTGCCTTCCGGCCAGATGAGTTTATGCCGAAATTTGACAGACAGGAACAGGATATTGAGCAGCAAAAGGCAGCTGCCGAGGCCTTGATTCTGGCTTTTGGCGGCAAGAAAGGAAAAATGTAAGGCGGAGGTGAGAAGATGGCAACAATAGCACAATTGACGGTTGACCTGGTAGCCAGGACAGCCAGGTTTTCAAAAGGATTCAACCAGGCAGAGAATATCATGCAAAGATTCCAGCGGACAGCAAGACGTGTAACAAGAGACCTTGATTCTATTGCCCGCATAGGCAGGCAATCCGGATTATACCTGGCAGCCCTGGCCGCCTCTGCCGGTGGTGTTGTCAAAGTGGCTGCTGATTTTGAACAGGCAATGACAAGGGTTGGATCTATCAGCCGGGCTACAGCAGAAGAATTTCAGCTGCTTGAGAAAACAGCCCTTGACCTGGCCAAGTCCACTAAATACACAGCAAGCGAAGTAGCAGAAGGTATGGGTTACATGGCGATGGCCGGCTTCAAGAGCAACGAGATCATCGACGCCATACCCACGGTTCTGCGATTAGCCGCAGCCGGTATGATGGACCTTGCTACCTCTGCGGACATCGTGACCAACATCTTGACTGGCTACGGTCTAGCGGTCGAGGAACTCGGAGCGGCAACTGACGTGCTCGTTTCGGCCATGACCGGCGCAAACGTCAATCTGCAGATGCTCGGGGAATCTTTCAAATATGTGGGTCCGGTTGCCCGTGGTGCAGGAGTGGCTTTTGAGACCACTACTGCTGCGATTGCACTCCTGGGTAATGCAGGTATTCAGGGCAGCATGGCAGGAACTTCCCTGCGGCAAGCCCTAAGTAGACTTCTCAATCCCACCAAGGCCGTCCAGGACCGGCTTAGGAAACTCGGCGTGCAGACCAAGACAGCGACTGGGGAGCTGCTCCCGTTCGAGAACATCATCGCACAGCTCGAGAAGTCGGGCGCAACTGCAGCCGACATGATGGAGATATTCGGGGATCGTGCTGGCCCGGCAATGACTGCACTTGTCAGTCAGGGCTCAAATGCACTGTTAGAGTTCATTGACCGGTTGAGAGAATCCGGCGGCCTGGCTGAAAGGCTGGAAAGGGAACAGCTTAACACCTTGAGCGGTCAACTACTCATCTTGAAATCCCAGTTTGAGGGGGTGGCTATCTCAATCGGTCAGGACCTGATGCCTTATGCAAGAACATTAGTGGAAATGGCCCAGCGATTAGTAACCAGATTCGATAATCTCACAGACACTCAAAGAGACCAGATAGCACAGTGGATAGTTCTGGGGGCGGCTATTCTTGGCATAGTAACAGTACTTGGTATCACAGCTGGAGCAATTTCTGCTTTTATCAAAGGGCTCATGCTCCTGGGTACTGTTGTTTCTCTCATATCCAGCCCGGTAGTAGTAGGAATGACACTCATTGCTCTTGCAGTAGGCTTAATGGCCACAGCCTGGCGGGAAAACTGGTTTGGCATACAGGAGAAAACACAGGCAGCCTGGGCTATTATATCACCGATTCTGGAGAATATGTGGAATTGGCTCCAGAGAGCGTGGATATGGGTAATTGATACAGCAGGAGATGTCTGGCAGTGGTTGACTGAAACAACATGGACAGAAAAGATAGAGGATATTAAAGGCTGGCTGGACACCGCCTGGACATGGGCAATCAACACTGCGGGAACTGCATGGGAATGGTTTATGAATACAAAATTTGGTCAGTGGCTGGATGAAATGAGACAGAAAATCACTGATAGCAGTGCCTGGAAATGGACTATAGATGTGGCCTTCCCTGCCTTCATGGAAGGAACGCAGGCAGTAATAACAGCAGTGGTAGAAGTAGCAGGGGAAATGTATGAAGCTATCAAAACGGGCCTGCAGACAGGAGATTGGGGAGCTTTCTGGTCTGTATCAAGCGAAGTATGGTCAAGGGGAGTACTGCTTTCAGTCAGCATATTGAGTGTAGTGAAAGGCCTCGCTGCACTGAAAGGTATTATCCTTGCCGGCCTGGGAGCAATACCTGCAATGGGCATCCCCGGTGTGATTGGTGCTATTACAATAGCCATACAGCTCATGGAAGCCATGACAGACGGTGGATTCAAACAGTTCGGTGCAAATCTTGCAACAGCACTGGCAGCTGGAATAGGAATAGGTGTATTCACAGGTTCCCCATACGCTGGAGCACTTGCTTTCACTATTGTGCTCAACTTAAAACTTGGAGAAACAGTCCAGGAAGCAGCCAGGCAGATTAGAAGTCAGTGGGATAGCTTCTACAAAGGCTTGACAGGACACACACCGGATGAGTGGGGAGCAAAATATTATGAATGGATCTTTGGTACTAAACCAAAGGGTTTCCAGACAGGAGGATACACAGGTAATTATCCTGTTGATATGCCTGTCGGTGTTGTCCACGGTCAAGAGTGGGTTATTCCTGAATTTGTGTGGAAACGTGGACTTCCTGCGATACTGGAATTCATGGGCATGGAAGGATTTCAGACAGGCAGGATAACCGGCACAGGGCTTGCCGGAGCACGTGCAACAGTAATTGATATGAACAATATGTTCAGTCAGCTTGGCAGTATGATTCTGACCGGATTCACAAAGCTATTTGAGGTATTACTCAATGCAATAGAAGTCCTGGCAATAGCAATAGTTGGAGATGAGAGAGTAGAAGAAATCAAGGAATATTTTGAAATGCTCAGGCAGAACATTAAAGACTTTGGAGATACTGTCCGGGATTTCCTTGACAATACTCTAACCATGCCAGAGGACCCACAACAGGAAACAATATCACTCTGGCAGAGATTCAATAATCAGTTGCAAATATCTACTCATCTCCAGAGTTTTTTCAGTGCAATACTCACAAAAATTAACGCCGTGGCACAATTTTTTGGCCTATTGTTGCAGGAACTATCACCGATTATAGAAACGCTCATGGTCCCGATAGTGCTCGTGGCCCAGGCTCTTGCAACCATGCTCCTACCTGTCATCAAGATACTATTTAATCCTCTCAAGTGGCTTGGGGTCATTGTTATTACTGTAGCTGAATTAATTGCCAGGGTATGGAATGCACTGCTTGACCTGCTTTCAAAGATACCAGGAGTGGACCTTAAAAAATACAAAATCAATGTAGATGAGCTTAGCAGGGCGAAGAAAGAGTTAATTGACCTCACTTGGGAAGACGCTGAGAATTTCAAGAAACTGAATGAAGAGGTTGGAGAAGCGGTAAGAAACGTGCCTCAAGGATTGAAAATAGTGTCTCATAGATTAGCAGCAGCAGGGTACTCTGCACCTGGTGTACAAGCTGTTGTGCGCCAAGAGGTAGTGGACGGTGGTGGTGACTATGCGATCCACGTCCACTTTGACGGTGATGTTTACGGAATGGATGATTTCGCTAGGCGGGTAAGACAGGCGATAGCTCAAGGTAATCGCCAGATGCAACTTGTTACGTATGGGGTGTGATAAATGGCGTACGCTAAATTTGCAGGGTATGAAATTCCGAAAGTATATGAAGTGAATGAAAAGCGTTTGCATGTAGGTGAGACAATGCGCACGGCGGGGGGGAACCTCCGCCGTGATACTATCACCGCAAAAAGGCGTTGGGAAATTAAATGCCGCCCGGTTCCAAAGTCGCAGCTCGAGCCACTTCTAAACCATTTGGAAAATACTCTCTATGCTGAAGATGAGTTTTGGCTTTACGAGTTTGGCCCTGAAACAAACACCGTTTTGGCTATGGTTGATCCAGAAAGTATTGAACTTAACACAATGGGAGTGGCCGACGAAAATGGGGTTTGGCACAAAGACGGTAAGCAGTTATCTTTAGCCATTGAGGAGGTGTAAGATATGGCAACAATAGCCCGTAACAGACAAATCCATAAACGGCTACTTATTGGGAGACCGGATGGCCAGACGTGGGTAGACGTGGCTGATTACCTCAGCTCAATTGAAATTGAACTTGGCAGTATCGAACAGTTAGGCACCGGGACTGGAACCGATATAGGTGTACGTTCCGCAACGTTTGAGTTGAGGAATGCGCCCGGGAAGCGTTTTGCGCCGAGAGACAGAACAAGTCCATGGAACCAGCTGAACGGAGAATGGGCACCTTTATTGTGGCCGTATAGGGAAGTAGTTTTTCAAACTGCTGTGACAGCGCCTGGAGCCTCCCCCGCGTCGCAAGATTGGATAACAATTTTTGAAGGGTACATGGGTGATAGTATTGTCACAGAAAGCCATAAAGTTACAGTA